GTTTCATTTTGACAGAATGGATACCGTAAACACTTGCGGCGCATAAGTCTGTATCAGGCTTATGTGGAAAATGGGGCTAATTCGGTGGAACTCCCTAGCGGACAATACCGAGCCAGCAAACGAGATTACGAAAGGCTCGTTGGGCGTGTGTGACGGTCAGGGTTGAATAAATATAATACCCATAAATGTCCCAGCCGAAAGGCATGATATGACCTGAACTTGGTGGCAACATCAAGAAGCTGGAAATAGAAAACCAGCGATAACAAATTGAAGTATGGTTCAAGCTGTCAGTCGTCACGAAGATACTCCGTTGACGGAAGTACCTTTTTCAAGACGACGCGTTACCTTCAACACTTACAGGGCGGTTGATCTGATCGACAACCCTGACCGTGTGAAGATGGCGAAAGACCCAACGTCACCCACGATGCTGCAATTAACGGCAGCTATGAATCGTCAGAAAGACGATGCCATTATCGCGGCTGCCTTGGGGAATGCGTATTCGATCAGTTCTTCGGACACTGCGTCTACGGTGTCCCTTCCAAGCGGGCAGCAAATTGCAAATGGAGGAAGTGACCTCACATTAGCAAAATTGTTGAACGCTAAGAAGATCCTTCTAAATAACGATGTAGATCCTGGCGAAGAGCCAATGTATATCGTGATTGGGCCTGACCAGTTGGATGCATTATTGAACGTAACCACGAATACCAGTATTGACTATAACAGTGTTCGTGCCTTGGTGAATGGTGAGATTGATACCTGGGTAGGTTTCAAATTCATCATATCTACACGCCTTGCAAAATCGGGCAATATCAGAAGTTGTTTTGCATGGGCTAAGTCAGGCATTGGCCTTGCTATGAACGGTACTCCGAATGTTCGGATCAGTGAGCGCAGTGATAAGAACTACTCGACTCAGTGTTTTGTGGAATGCTCTTTGGGCGCTACACGAATCGAAGACGAGAAAGTAGTTCAAATCGATTGTGACGAGTCCTAAGTAAGGCGTGACTGAATCTTAACTATTTTTTTTAAGGAGTATTAATCATGGGTACAGCTTATTCAACTGAACTGACCAATCTTGAGGCAACCCCTCAAGTGATGGTAAGTCCTGGAAGTGCTACCGGCAAAGTTCGCGTATGGAGCGATACGATTGCTGCCGGTACCGGGGATATCGATGACGATGATATCCTGATGATGGCGGAAATTCCGTCAAACGCAAAAATCAAGTCCATCAAGTTATATAACGATGACTTGGACGCCAGTACTGGATTAGTTACTGACCTCGGAATTTACAACGGTAACGTCAAGTTCAATGACACCGATGCCAGCGCAACTGCGTATGCTGCTGAAGCTGTTATTGACCGCGACTGTTACGGTACGGTAATGACCGTACTTCAAGGTGCGGTAACGGCGGGAACCGAATGCCGTTATGAAACTCTCGGAATCGAAACTGTTGGCAATTTCATGTGGGAAGACGCCGGATTGACTTCTGATCCTGGCAGAATGCTCCGCATCGCGCTGACAATCGAGACGGTGGCTAGTTCAGCACAGGCCGGAGACATAACGCTGGTTGTCGAGTATATCGTCAATTAACTGATTGGGGGTGGGGCGACTCACCCCCTTTCTTTTAGGGAAACAACATGGCCTCTTTTGTTGAAATTGCTTCAAATTCATTGCGCCTGCTGGGAGACGATCCCATCACGGCGTTCGGAGATGATACGGAACGCGCCCGGCTGGTCAACGCCATCTACGAGGAAATGCGTGATGAGGTGACACGGGCGGCAACATGGAACTGCTGCAAGGCGAGACAGGTATTGGCGTCGTTGAGTTCAACCCCGGCATTTGGCTGGGCGTACTACCATCAACTGCCATCGGATTGCCTGCGCGTCGTGGATGTACTGTCTGGTGATACGAGAATCGATCACGAGGTGGAAGGCAGGCAACTGATGACGGATGTGAGTTCCGTTAATCTTATATTTCTAAAACGGGTGACAGACCCCAACGAACTGGATGCCTTGTTCATCTCGGCATACACCGCGAGGATTGCTGCTGAACTGGCGCTCCCGGTTACGGGAAGCAACACGGTGGCAAACGCCATGTGGACGCTGTACGAACGCAAAGTCCGCGAGGCCAGAACGGTGGACAGCCAGGAAGGGACTCCGGCGGGATTTGACGCCCAGTCAATCGTGGATGCTCGTGTTGGCACGGTGGTGTAATGGCTAAAGCCCATGCAATGTACGCCACGTTCACGACGGGCGAAATTACAGAGCGCCTGGAAGGACGGGTGGATCTCGCCAAGTACAAGGATTCGCTCAAGACGCTGGAAAACGGCATCGTGATGCCTCACGGCGGAATCAAGCGACGCGGTGGGTTGCAGTATGTTGCCGATGTGAAAGCGGCTACGAGCGGTTCGGAGTTGGTGACCAACGGCACGTTCGCCAGTGATATATCGGGGTGGACGGATAAGAGTGTCGGCACAGGATCGATTGCCCACTCCACCAACCTGATGAACATCGTGTCCACGGGCGCCAGTAATTACGGTTGGGCGGAACAGAGTGTCACCACGGTGGCGGGCCAGCGTTACATCATCAGTTTCACCATCGGTACGGGTGCCATCAGTTTCCAGGCGGGAACGGCAACGGCGGGTGAACAGGTTTACACCTCGACGAGTTTCGCGGTTGGAACGCATACGGTTGAGTTCACCGCAACCACGACTGCAACATTCATAGGATTCAAGCACACCACCAGCGCGACGCATACCCTGGACACCGTGACGGTCAAGGCCGGAACGCAGTCGGCAAAAGTCAGGCTGATTCCGTTCGAGTTCAGCGTCACGCAGCCTTATATCCTGGAGTTCGGCAACCTGTATATCAGGGTGTACCGCAACAACGGGCAGATCCAGAGCAGCGGTGTACCGGTGGAAATCACGACGACTTACACTACTGCGGATTTATTCGACATCCAGGTGGCCCAGTCGGCGGATACTTTGTATATATCACATAAGGATTACGCTCCCAGGAAACTGACACGCTCATCGCACACGAGTTGGACGTTGACGACGATCAGTTTCACCGGCTCCACCTTTCCCTCGACCTTCTGCGCTGGTGCGGCGGGTACGGGAACGGACGGGAACGACAAGAGTCCAGGCGCGGTGACGTTTTACAACCAGCGTCTGTACTGGGGCGGCAGTAATGATGACCCCCAAAAAATATGGGGAAGCAAGGTAGCTGACTTTGAGAATATGGATCAGGGATCAGCCGCCGATGACGATAGTGTCGAGTTCACCCTGGTGGCGAATGAAGTGAATGCCATCCAGTGGCTGGCGGAATCGACTGACATGCTCTGCGGCACATTGGGCGGAGAGTTCACGATTACCGGCGGACAGGACGACAATATCACGCCGACAAATATCAAGGCAGTACGCCAGGCCAGTTTCGGCAGCAACAAGGTCAGTCCGCTCAATGTGGGCAACCTGCTGCTGTTCAACCAGAGGGCGGGAAGAAAAGTCCGCGAACTGGTGTTTAATTTTGATGTGGATGGATACCTGGCTCCCGACATTACATTACTCGCGGAGCATGTGACGGCAAGCGGTATCACTGACATGGCGTACCAGCAGGAAGAGGATGCTTTAGTATGGGCCGTTACGGCGGACGGCGTATTGATTGCCTGCACCTACCTTCGTGATCAGAACGTGGTGGCATGGTCAAGACACCCTGTGGGTGGGGAACTGGCATTGGTTGAATCGGTAGCTGTGATACCGAGTGCCGACAGTTTGTACGATGAATTGTGGGTGACGGTGAAACGGCGGGTGAACGGAATCACCAAGCGGTTTATCGAATACCTCAACAAGGATATTTTCGTCGATTCAGGGTTGACCCTGGATTCCCCGGTAACGATTACGGGGGCGACGCAAGCCAACCCAGTGGTGGTCACTGCGGCTTCACACGGGTTTTCCAACGGTGATCTTGTAGACATCAAGGATGTCGTTGGCATGAGCGAAATTAATGACATCAGGTACAAGGTTGCCAGCCAGACAACGAATACTTTTGAACTTACCAACCAGACAACCGGCGTTGATATCGACGGCAGTGCGTATACCGCTTACGATTCGGGGGGCAAGGTACGCAAGGGAGTGACCACGATCACGGGGTTGAGTCACCTTGAAGGGTCTACCGTGCAGATCGTTGGTAACGGGGCGGTGTTCCCCGATGCCACGGTAACGAGCGGGGAGGTAACGGTATCCAGCGAGGTATCTGAAGCCTATGTCGGCCTGGGATACACGACGACGATGAAACCATCCCGCCCGGAGTTTGGATCACCGATGGGAATCACCCAGGGAAAACCAAAGCGTTGGAACCACATTTTTGTCCGCCTGGTGAATACGCTGGGAGCAACGATCAACGGCGATCAGATGCCGTTCAGGACTTCTGCTGATGCGATGGGAAGTGCGCCCGCATTATTTTCCGGTGACAAGAAGGTAATGAACATGGGTTATGACAAGGATGGGTTTATCGAGATCAAGCAGGAACAGCCCCTTGATCTTCATGTGGTAGCCATTGGCGGAGATATCAACACGGGTGAGCAGTTCAGCTAAACGCTGGATTCAGGGATACGAACCTTGGCACCTCGACGCATTGCATTTGAGGTGGCGCGAGGAGGAGACGTTCAAGCTGGTTGATAAGGATCTTGACAAGTTGATCAAGGCCAACCAGAAGGGATGCGCTTTCACGGGGTTTACCGAGGACAGCATCATTGGCAGCGCTGGCATCCTTCCTCTCTGGGAGGGGGTAGGCCATGCCTGGGTGGTCTTTGGCGCGGACTACCGCAAGCACCGGATATGGATACACCGCCAGGTGAGGAACATGTTCTTCAAGATCGCGGTGGGGATGAAGTTCAGGCGGGTGCAGGCCAACGTGCAGGCTGATTTCCACGAGGCGCTGCGGTGGATCGAGGCATTGGGGTTTGAATGTGAATCGACACTCAGGCAATACGGGCCTGACGGAAAAGATCACTATATGTATACGAGGTTTTTTGAATGAGCTACGGATTATACTTTTGCGAAGATGATGACAGCAGGCGCCAGTGGCTGGTAAAAAAAGCATACCATGATGCAGGCACGATTATGATGGTTGCTACCGTGGCCGGGACAGCCATGTCTTCATACAGCCAGATACAGCAGGGAAAAACCGCCAACATGATTGCCCAGCGTAATGCTCAAATACAGACACGCAACGCCCAGATCGC